GGTTCCGGCAATGGCAACAGGTGCAACAGCTATTTATTACGGTGATTTCAGCGGTTTAGCGGTTAAATTAGCTGAAGATGTAAACATCCAAGTGTTACAAGAAAAATACGCTACACAACATGCAATTGGCGTTGTTGGCTACGTTGAGTTCGATTCTAAAGTAGAAAATGCACAAAAATTAGCTAAGTTAGTAATGGCTTAATTAGTCTAGGGGTTGGAGTTTTCTCCTTCCCTTTTTTCTTTTGAAATTTGGAGGTGGGGAAAGTGAAAATCAAAGCATTAGTAAGTTTTGCGGGCGTTGTAACAATGGGCGTTAATGAAGAGCGCGAAGTTGATGCAGAAATCGCGAAAGACTTAATTAAAGCGGGTTATGCAGCAGAAGTAAAGCCCGTTAAAAAGAGCGTGAAGTCTAATGAAACTAAGTGAAGTTACAGTAGCAAACGCCATCGGACAAGCTAAAGAAGATGCAGAAGACGCGGATATTTTCAGTGATTTCACCGTATTTCTAGAAGCTGCAAAAGGTTTCATTCTATCTTATACAGGTCTAACGTTAGAACAGGCGGATACAAAGCCGGAATTGACAATAGCGTTATTCGTTTTAATTAACGAAATGCATGATAACCGTTCTTATACAGTTAAAGAGGATAAAATTAATCCGGCTGTTAAAACGATTTTAGAAATGCATAGCGTTAGTTTACTATGAGGTGTTGAACATGTTTAATCCAGGTAAATTAAACAGAAAAATCGACGTCTACGGAAAGATTGAATACGAAAATGAAGCCGGTGAAACGTCTGTAAAGCACGGAAAAGTAAAATCAATATGGGCACAAGTTATGCCTCAGACTGCTGTTCTCCAAAAACAACAAGCAGATACGATTTTGACTAACGCCACACACAAAATCGTTGTACGCTATACAGCAGGCAAGGACATAACGCACGATATGGAAATAAAGTACAAAAATCATCTATTTAAAATTAAGTATATTTTGAATCCGTATTTTTCAAACGAGACATTAGAAATCTTTGTAGAGGAGGTTATTTCATAATGAATATTGAAGGATTAACCGACTTTCAAAATGATTTATTAAGCGTCGAAAGGAAAGCCGACAAGGTTTTCAAAGAAGCTATGAGAACATCGGGTAACAAATTGGTTCGCGAGGTACGTAAAAAAGGAAGGAAGCTCGTTAACAAGCAAGACGGTGTTTACCATAAAAAATTCAAACGAGGGAAAGTATTCGTTGATCCATCGGGAGATATTACGGTACGAGCTTTAAATACAGCACCACACGCACATTTACTTGAATACGGGCATGAAAAAGTCGTTAATCCAGGTAAAGGTCGTGGCAATGGTCGAGGGGTTATACCAGGTAAAGGCATAGGTAGAAACGTTGGATTCCAACCAGGTTACAAAGTCATGGAAAAAGGAGCTAGAGAGTTTGAGGAGAAGCGAGAGGATGTTAATGAGATATCGAAAGCGCTTGATAAATTACTCTCTGACAATAGGTTATGATTGAATTACTAGACATCCGAAAATCGTGTAATACGTTGCTCAAAACCAATTTCCCGACAATCCCTGTTAAGTCCCAGGACATCGAAAAAGGATTCCTTAGACCGTCATTTACGACGATATTTGACGAAGTTAAAAACGTAACGCTCGAATCGTTAATTGAAACGAGTTTAAAAGTTTACGTGTACTATTTCCCCGAATTAAATACGGATGATTATTACTTACATTTAGATGATGTGAAATATAAATTACCGTTGATATTTGGCAACAAATTAGCGGTTAACGATAGATTTTTAGATGTCATTGAACCGACAGTTAACGTTGTAGATGGCGTTATTGTGTTCGAGTTTGACATGTTCTTCTACCAAGACAAGCCGTTAAGCGCTAAAGAGATTGAAGCGCAATTAATGCAAGACTTGGAATTTAAATTTAAGAAAAGAAAGTGAGTGAATTACATTGGGATTACCACAAATTGATATTGCCTTTCGTTCTCGAAGTGTAACAGCAATTAAACGTAGTGCTATGGGTATCGTAGCGCTTATTCTACGTGACGAAACAAACTTAGCAGCAAACTCTGTAGTTACAATTAAATCCGTTGAGGACTTACAAACAGCAGATTGGACACCAGAAAACCTTGATTATATTAACAAAACGCTTTTAGGCACACCGTCTAAAGTTGTTGTGTTAAAAATCGGTGAACAAGCAGTTTTAAATGACGAACTAAAAAAATTAGGTAGCATCAAATTTAATTATGCAGCTATGCCAGAAGCAACCGAAGACGAAGCCGAAACGTTAGTAACTTGGATTAAAGGGAAACGTCTTAACGACAAGAAAACTTACAAGCTAGTTGTAGCTAACCAAGTAGCCGACGATGAAGGTGTTATTAACTTTACTACAACAGGCATCAAGGTTGGTGCTAAGGCCTATACGACGCAAGAGTATACAGCTCGTTTAGCGGGTATCTTTGCCGGATTACCATTCACACGCTCATCAACTTATTTCGTGCTTCCTGAGGTTACGGAAATTGAAGAAAGCGATACACCAAATGAAGACATTGACGATGGTCAATTAATCCTTATCAACGATGGCGAGAAAATCAAAATCGGTCGTGGTGTTAACTCATTAACAACGTTAACAGGCGAGAAAAACGGTGCGTGGCAGAAGATTAAGATTCTCGAAGTTATGGATATGATTACAGACGATGTACGTGATACATTCGATGAGCATTACGTAGGCAAGTATATCAACATTTACGACAATCAAATCTTATTCATCATCGCAGTTAATGCTTACTTAAAAGGCTTAGCAGCACAACAAATCCTAGATCCAAGTTACACTAACGTTTCATTCATTGATGCGGATGCACAACGCTTAGAATGGGAAGCAGTTGGAACAGATACAACAGATTGGACAGACCAACAAGTTCGTGAAACTTCATTCGGGTCTAAAGTAATTCTAGGTGGACAAGTAAAAATTGCCGATGCTATGGAAGATTTACGCTTCAATATTCTATCAGCGGGCGCTGCATAAGGGGGTAATTAGATGAGTAGAAAAGCTAGTCGCGTTATTAACGGTACTCACGGTGCTGTATGGATTAACGGTCAAAAGTTAGCAGACTTAGAACAAATCGAATTAAAGGTTAACCTAGAATATGAGGACGTGTATTTTGCAGAAGATACAGGGAAACATCGTAAATTCATGGGATGGACTGGAGAAGGTTCATTAACGCTTAAAAAGGTATTCTCACGTGGGGCTATCCTGTTAGGAGATGCAGTAAAAAGCGGACGAATTCCAGAGATTGAAATTACAACTCGTTTAGGCGATCCAGATGCATACGGTGTTGAGCGTACATCGGTTAGCGGTGTAACATTCAATGAGTTCTTACTCGCTAAGATTGAACAACGCGCATTACTACAAGAAGAAATGGGATTCGAGTTCTCTGACTTCGATTTATTAGAAACAATCATGACACAAGAAAACATCTCAACTTAACTATAGCAAGGCGTGGGTAACACCACGTCTTTTTTTATATCAAATAAAATTTTTGGAGGACAATTCAATGACAGAACGCAAAAAGGTTACTTTAGATGATTTAATCAAACGCAAAATCGAGTTAAAACAAGAACGCAAATACGAGGGTGAATTATTTGTTCCGTCTTTAGATGGTGACATTCAAATCGAGGTTTTAAAGTCGGATGCAATTGATTTCCTAGAATCAATGAAAGATGCAAAAACAGAAAAAGAATACGAGAAAATCGCACAAACGCTTGTCTATTCGGTTGTAAAAGAACCGAACCTAACAGATAAAAAGTTACAAAAAGAGTTCGAGTGTGAAGAACCGACGGACATTGTAGGGTACATCTTTACAGATGCGGAACAAGCCGACATTATGGAGTTTGCGCTTAAAGCGGTTGGTATGTCACGAGGCGTGGTTAAAGAAGTAAAAAACTAATAGAGGGTGATGATGAATTATTTATGTATCATCATTACCTTCAAAAAGGAATCACACCGGAAACGATTGACAACTTAAGTTACCTACAAAAAGAATTCTTTGCAGCTAGTATGGAAATTGAATTGTCCCAACAAAACGAGCGTGAACAATTACGAGCAAAATTATTAAAAGAACAAAAAGCCTATCCAACAGTGAATTTCTAAAGGAAGGAGGGCGAAACAATGGCAAGTCGTGTTATATCAGCAGTATTAAAATTTAAAGACCAAAATTTCAGTACGGGTTTAAGAAACGCTAATAGACAAGCCGGTGAGTTTGGTCGTTACATGCAAGACGCGCAAAACAAAGCGGAAAACTTCGGACAAAAAGCCGGTGATGTATTTAAAGGCGTTGGTGTTGCGGCGGGCGCATTAGTAAGTGGCGCTATTGCCGGTTTAGGTGTAGCCATTGGACAATCGATACTAGAGATGGATGACGCATTCGCGCAACTAGAAGCAAGAACAGGCGCAACAGGTGCGGAATTAAAAAACTTAGAATCGGCTGCAGTCGAAGTATTCAAACGTGGATATGGTGAAAGTTTAAGTGAAGTATCTAACAACTTAGCGCGTGTAAATCAAAACATGCATAATATCGATCCATCTCAATTGGCAGATGTAACAGCAGAAGCGATGTTATTAGCGCAAACAACGGACAGCGATTTAAACGAGGTTACTAGAGGCGCTCAAAACTTAATGGATGCATTCGGCATTACAGCGGACAAAGCGTTTGATTTATTCACAAAAGGCGCTCAATCAGGTTTAAATATGTCGAATGATATGTTTGACCAAATGGGAGAGTTCTCAAGCGTAGCAGAGCAAGCAGGATATTCAGCGGAAGAGTTATTTGGTGTCATGCAACGTGGTGCAGAAAACGGTGTTTACAACCTAGACCGAGTTAACAACGCTATTTTAGAATTCGGAATTAAAACAACAGACGGTAACAAAGCAACGAGCGATTCATTCTCTTTATTATCAGATTCTACACAACAAATGTGGAAGGACATGCAAGCCGGAAAAGTTACGGCTAAAGAGTTAAGTTCGACGGTAATACAAGAGCTCAAATCGATGGATGATCAAAACTTAGCGAATCAAATCGGTATCTCAATGTGGGGTACAACGTGGGAAGATAACACTAAAGACGTTATGTACTCAATGTTCGAAACTACAGACGCGTTGAAAGACTTTGAGGGCGCTACAGATTCAGCAGCAAACGCGGTTGAAGGTTCATTCGGTAATCGTGTCAAATCGGCATTTCGAGATTTAACTGTTAGCATCGCATCGTTAGCGGATAGTGAAGCGGGTAAACAAGCACTTGACACAATAGCAACAACAGCGGAAAACTTAGTTCCTAAAATTACATCATTAGCTTCGAAAGCGTTAGAGTTTGCGGGTGTTATCGCTAACAATTGGAGACCAATAGCGACAGTCGTAGCAAGTGCAACAGCGGCGGTTGTAGCGTTTAAAGTCGGTATGGCGGCAATGAGCGTAATTAGCACAGTTGTAGGCTTCTTGAAAACGTTTAGGGCTGCAATGGTAGCGGGTACAGCGGCACAGTGGGCTATGAACGTAGCAATGAGCGCGAATCCAATAGGGCTTGTTATCACGGGTATAGCCGCATTAATTGCAATTGGTGTAGCATTATGGATGAATTGGGATACAGTGAAAGCTAAAGCCGGTGAATTGTGGACGAAAACGAAAGAAGTATTCGGAAACATTTACAATTGGGGTGCCGAAAAAAT